CGGCTTTAGCCATGATAGCCAACCCACTTGATCGTTGTTTTTCAAGTGCAGCAACAGCGGCATCCTGTTGCTTTTGGAGGTCGATTGATTTCTTTGTAGCGGAATTCATTTCGCGTTCTTTGGCTTCGGCTTTAGCCATGATAGCCAACCCACTTGATCGTTGTTTTTCAAGTGCAGCAACAGCGGCATCCTGTTGCTTTTGGAGGTCGATTGATTTCTTTGTAGCGGAATTCATTTCGCGTTCTTTGGCTTCAAGTTTTGCCATTGTGGCAAGTCCATTTTGCCGTTGCCTGTCTAATACTTTTGCGGCTGCATCCCGTTGTTTATCTATGTCAATAGATTTTTGAGTAACGGTATTAACGCTTTTCTGAGCTTGTTGAACTTGTTTAAATGAAATATCACCTGTCTTTAAAGCGGCGCTGAGCGTCTCAACAGACTTCACAAATTGACGTGTCTTTTCGTCAAGCGTTGTAATTGCTTTGTCGGTCTGGATTATGCCGTCAATCGCTTTCTGGGAAATTATTTCATTTATGTCTGACATCTTTTATCTTTTTATCTGCAAGTTTCTTTAATCTACCGAATTCTGCAAGTGTCATTTCAGGGATAAAATCCATTTCCATCATTGAAAATACGCCCAAAACCACTTCCAAAAATGAAACGTTTGATTTGACTTCTTTCTTTTTGAACCGTTCTGAATATTTATCTATTAATCTTTGGAGTTCCTTTCCTAATTTCTCTAGGTCAGTTCCGTCTTTTACTTCGACACCTGACAATGCTTTGATTTTTTCGGTGTAGAAATCAATGTTAATGTTTTTAATTTTCCTTTTGAATAACAGTGAGAATAGTGATCTGTTGTTTTCGCTTTGCATCAATACAACCAGGGTCTTTGAGATGGTATCCAGTTGAATGATTTTGTAAAATGCAAGGATTCTGTATTTCTCATTGATCAGATCGCTGTTATTCTCTGAGAAAATCGTTTTAAACTGTTCAAAGAACTTTTCAGTATCAAACCACTCGACCGGAAAAGGATTGTACCATTTTCTTAACCCGGATAAATTGCCTGTTTCATCAATTATGCCGTATTTCCTGACTGTTAGCGTGTTGATGCTGTGTATCATATCTTCTGAGTAATTCTTCAAATAAATTATGAAAATCAATAAACTCCATTTTCTCCCCAAATTCCTGATAGCGGTGATATTTTTCGACTAATTCATTTAACTCTTTGTCGCTCATAATACCATTTGTTTGTATTGTTCCGCTATCAATCTTGAAGTAATTTCCTGCGCCCGCTGTCTGTTTTTGGGGGCTATCCCGAAAATCTTATCTGAATATTTGCGTGCAAGTTTTGGAGCGTATGGTACGGTCGTGATTATTAAGTAGTTCGGATATTTTACGACCAAATCCATATCATTGTAAAGATCACCAGTAAGGAAAAGATTTACCTTTCCGCTTCCGTAACTTTGCGGATACATTTTACTTTTCCATTCAGCATACATATTTGAATAGCCAGGTGAAATAGGCGCCCCAGTCGCAAGGATTGACTCCTGTAACTGTGATTTGTTTAGATTCTCAATTTCTTCATTATAACTGACTGCTTTTTCAATTATCTGTGGAAGTTGAGAAACGAAATCATTTGACCTCTTTTTTAACTGGCTTATCAACATTTTTTTTAGGAACTTTATAACCCATTTTACGATACCGTTGCTCAGCACTCAATGGATCAGCTTTGCAAGCAGCAGCGTGCCACTGCTTGAAAGCTACCCATTCTTTAGGTGCTGCGGCTTCGTTTATAGAAACGTTAGACACCGCCTGAAACCTTAAGTGCATTTGAAAGATAAGTCACAAAAGTGGCATCATCATCCTGCGCTTGCAGGACTACATAATCACCAGCGGCTAAACTTGCGGGAACTGCTCCTTTTTGAATAGTCAGTGTGTACTGGCCGAGTCCGTTATCAACTGCTGTAGTCACCGCAACCGGTGCCGCGGCATTTGAAAGCAATATAAGAAACTTAGCTGCCAACAGACCAGCATAACCGATTGAAGTACCTCTTTTGTTCACCTGAACTATTACATCACCACCTGTGTAAGCGGTTGTAACTCTCATCTGCAAACCAACAGGTGAATAATCGTATAGGTCTGAGAAAAAGAAGTCAGGGCGAACCACAACTACATTTTCGAACTCTTCGTAATAATCGAAGAAAATATGCAGCGGATAACCTTTGGTTAGATCAGATGGAGGCAAACCAGCAACAGCCTCAACGCGGCTGCGGAAGCCTTTGAGACTTCCATCACTTTTCCGTGTCAACCAATATGATCCATCTTCAAAGAAAGGAATGAATTCAAATGAAGTGTCACGTAATTTATGCAGGTTCACGTAGTCTGCAATGGAGTTTTCCAAATCCAATTCTCCAAAAGGAATAGATTTTTCAGTTACGAAATTCTTTCCCACTGTGGTTTTGGTGATTGTAGGCGCGGCAGTGCTGTTTGTAAAGCTATTAATGCGTAACATCAACGCTGTACGTGCAGACCCGGTAATTCCTGCAATTGCATTATGCCATGCGGTCTGATCTTCTGCGCTGGCATCGGTAAAGGTTGCGCCTTTTTTCTGAAGGGCGCCTCCTGTCATTAATTTCATCATAGACGAGCAATCAGCCCATCCTGAGAAGTTTGAAAGTTCACAACTCATAATTTTAACATTTAAATATTTTTAAATTCAGATCTGAAATAACTACTGCATCCAGCGCATCATTTCCGATATTTCCACTATTTCCAAACACATCAGATTTACCCCAATAAAGGCGGTCATATTTTGTGTGAAGATATTTAGTTTCCATTCCACTCAGATATTTACTGTCTTGTAATTTCTTAAAAAACAGTTCGTAAATTGGGTGAAGCACCGGAATAAAAGTATTAGAATAGCGATCTACGGCCACAAAGTCTTTATTTGTCTCGGTCATTATCACAATCGTTGCATTTTTAACGATCGTGAAATTAATATCCCTTTCTTCTTTGTAATCCATGAACAAAGCAATCAAAGGATACTTATCGTACTTAAACGTTTCTGATTGTGATTTTTCTGATAAAATACCGAATATTTCAGCCGGATGACCATACAAGTAATATGGTTGTTTCAAGCCGGTAGGGTCATAAACCGCCCGGACTTTTGAAACTATGTCACCGATAATATCAGGAATAATCATAAATCAAAAATGTTTGTCGATCCTAACTCCGTGAAGGTCGTAAACCACCATTCTGGATAATCGCTATAATGTAAAATCAGAAAATTATAAATGGAAGGGATATACAGGTCTTGACCGGGATAACCATACAGTGCCTGCAACCGTTCCCACGCTTGGGAAATAGTGAATAAGGCAGTTGCATCCGATGAGTTCTCGTTCTTGGCCTGTTGCGTTCCTAAAGGACTTACTGATACAGATTTGTTTCTCACATACCAATAATAAACATAGTATGCAATCATTGAAATTTTATCTGCATTCAGTAATCCATTCCATTTGACATTATACCCGCTGACATTGTACACTTTCCCTTCGACTAGGTCCTTGATTCTTTGTTCTGAATTGGCTGGATCATACGCATCTACCAATTTCCAAAGATCATAACCCAATAATTTGAGCAATAATTCTTTTTGATAGCGAGTAATATAGGCCGTTAAATCTGAATAAGCAGAATCTGGGATGTTAATCTCATGAATAAAATACGATTTGTCAATCAGGTTTGCCATTTTCTTCTTTTACATATTTAGCTACTTTTTTTGCAACAAGACTATGTGCTAACATTGAATCATATTGATCAACGTCGCCTTTTTTCTTTGTTGCAAAATCTTTGATGAACTGAACTTTTTTCATTATTTAGACCATTTAATTGAAACAAGTGTACTATCATTCGTGGCCGCTCCCACCGCAGTAATACGGTGATATATGAACTTGTCATTTGATAGATTAATATTCCAGCTTGCTACCAGTCCGCTCGACATAGTAACCTGGTTGAGATCAGCACCAGTTAAAGATGCTTTCGGGCTTGCGACTCCTAACGTACCGTTTAAATAATTCAAGAAAGTCCAATTAGTACCATCCAGCGAACCGTACAAGGCAAGCGTTCCGGCGGTAGAGTCACCGATAGCAGTTACAACGGCCTGAACCGTTTTAGCGTCCTGCATTGATGCAAAATTTACAGTATTTGATTTAAACACCGTATCACTTGAAATTGTTCTCTGAGCAAATGCTGTCATTCCGACAAACAAAACTGCTATTAACAGGATAAACTTTTTCATTATGATGCGAGTGTTACAAGTGCGGCTGCAATTCCAGTTACTTTACGGAAAGCATTTGTTTCAACATTTCTAACGAGAGAAAGGCCAAACAAACTTCCTTTAATAGTCAATAAGTCATCACGGAATTGGTTACCAACGTAACCCATTTCGATCTGAATTTCCTGGGCATCGTAGAATCTGGCGAAATTGAAATCACCAACAATCATGGTATCCTGAGTTACACGACTCGAAGGGATAATAGTAATACCATTCACAACGTTGCCATCCTTAGAAACGAAAGGAGGAATCACATATGTGTTCAATGTTGATTTCTTCAATTTCATTGCGTTGATGTCTGCAATGTTCATAATTGCATAGTTACAGGTGTACTGGGTCGAAGCCTCAATATCTTCCTGAACCTTTACGATCAAATCGTAAATAGAAGCGTCAACGATACCGGCGGCTGCTGCGGTGTAAGCGTCTGCATAGGTATAAATACCTTTCAGATTTGGAGTGTTTCCATCACCTGAATACAGGTCGGTGTCAAGTTTCAGTGCTAAATTGAGTCTTACAAAATTCTCAATTTCTGCCTGAACGGCTGCAACATCTCTGAATAACTCTTTCGATGCCGGGATTGAATCAACAATCTTCTCAACGGTACGTGAATAGCCAGTCCAGCTTAATGCACTTTCAGGATAGGCAGCGCTTTCCGCTCTTGCGGCTGCGGCTCTCGTTACTGCACTTTGATCAGTCCAGCGAACAACGCCACCGGAATCAGCCATATTAATGGGCATGATGTTAAACAACCCCCGGATAGTTTGGCGCGGAGTGGCAATCTGTCCGAAACCAGGAAGCATAACACCACGGTAATCACTGGTGATACTTGACCGCTCAGCGGCTGTTTTGATAGTCATTGTATGGCTCTTTCCATGGCCAGATGCAATGGCTTTGATTTGGTCTTTGTTCTTTTCAAACTGCTCTTTCAAGGTTTCAGGCTCTTGACCTTTTTCTTGATATTCACGGAGTTTCAAACCCTGTGTTTCAACAGCTTTCTGTAACTCAGACAAATCTTCTTTTACATTCAATTCCTTCATTTGTTCCGTGAACGAATCCATTTGTTTTGTCAGGTCGTCTTGGGTAACATAAGAAGGAAGGTTCTCTCGAAACGACTTCAATTCTTCTTGTAAAGCCGCTTTCAATTCTTCTTTTTCTGTCATGATAAAATTTGTTTAATTAATAACTTTAATTCACTTTTTGTTAGAGTGCTTACTTGCGGCTCTGCTTTGGGAGTGGATTTCTCCGGCTCCTCTATTTCAATCTCCATTACTGGAGTTGCTTCATTTGATCCTTTTACAACGGCGGAACCTTCGATAAACTTCGCTTCGGTTACAGCCCAGAAAAATCCTTTCTCATCAGCTACATCCTGATTGGCAACCATTGAGTAGTATTTATCCCAGTTATCTTTTTCAGTTGAATAATTAGCCTCATTTGAATTGATGCAAAGGTATAATTTCACATATCTCATTCCTACGCTATGATTCAAAACGTAACCTTTAGCGTATTGGTCAAACATGAATTCGTTTCTATTTCCTATTGAAACATTAAACATCAACGCTTCGGTCGTTCCTGAAAATGGATAATTAAGTTTTGACCATGCTATTTTTTCAGCAGTTGCAGTCAGGTTATTATTCACGGAGTCGGCTATGATGTTAGCAAACTCCATTTCATGTTCCTGTAATAAAAAAAATACCTTATTTTCCTGAATTGATTTTTTCCAGAGTCCGGGAATATGGCAGTCCATGTGACTATCAATAATATTGGTCGTGTTGATAACCAGTCTTGCTTTTAATGCGGTGGGGTTTGTGTCAGTTATATCTATCCCGGCCTTCATAACTTCGGTTTTCACAGGATTCTCAATATAACTGAACACCCCGTCACCACGTTTCATCACGGCTTTTTTCTGAGCTATCAATACATCTTTGTTTTCAAAGATGTATTTTATTTCCTGTTCGCGTGTCATTTCTTTATGATTTCTTGATTAACAAGTTGTTTAATCTTTTCAGCATCTCTTTTTTTGATCTGCTCTTCGATTTCTTTTTTAGTAGGTTTCATCTTTTTAGCATTATATTCATTTCTTCCTGATATGTAGGTAAGTCAATCGCTCCACTGGCAAAAGCCATATTAAGCGCTTGAACGGTATAGTATAACCCACGCCCACGGTTCAGATTATCTTCTGAGAAAACTGCCAAGTGTGAGAAATCGGCTTTAATTTCCCAGCTTTTACTATCAGTTCCTAAGCGTGAATTAAGCGCGTGAAGTTTCTCGTTTGCATCCGGTATTACTGTTTCTTCGTAAAATTGCCGTTTTGCTTCTTTTAGATTTGCAAACGTTACTCCTTTTTGACTGGCAAGGATCTCGTAAGGCACTCCAAACGCGTCACAAATCCGGGCGGTGTCCTCTCTGACTTCGTCAAACAGACCTAAATTAGTTGCGTTGATTTTCATATCAGCGTAATTAATCCTGAGACCTGTAAGAATAGGCCATGCACCACGTGATTGAAGGTTATCCAGTGCACTTTTCTTTTCATCTGGATTAAGTGGCACTGCCTGACCGATCCCGTCGCCCTGGTTGTTTGAAAGAATTCCGATAGGCATACGAAGTGATATATTTCGCTTCATGTATGCTTCTCTAATGTTCTGGATTGAAGCGGAAAGCGCTGCTATCTTTGAAACTCCTTTTAAGAATTGGCCTTTATTGAATCCATCGCCCTGAAATCCTACCCGGTTATCGCTTAAATGAATTAGATTTTGTTTCTCTAATTTCATCTTTTTGCCATTTCCTAAGTCGTACCAATATTCTACGTTGTCATCATTTGACTCATTAAAATATACGTTATCGCTTATAAACTTAATTGAAATCTTTGATGGTTCAAGTGAGAACATTCCTTTGTATGTTCCAGGCATTCCTACAGGTGTCAAAAGATACAGATACTCATTCCCATGAATATCCCGGTTCAATGAGCTTTGTCTCCAGAATTGATTTTGAGATTGAAACCAGTTAGGCTGGCGAAGGATTTTAACTAATGATTGGTTTGCTGCTTGTTCTTTTCCGGTTGCTTTGCTTTCTATTGTCAGCTTCCATGAACTTAACGCCCTGGCTCGTATGTTTAGAATGGCGTTTAATTCAGGTATCTCTGAGAATTCTTTTACATAATTTAACCCTGAGAAAATATCATTGTCTGAAGCAATTGGATAGAACCAAGCCCCGCCATCACGTTGAGGTTTGGTAAGTGTTGAAAATCCGAATCCAGAAAACAGACTTTTTACGATGGTATTCGCCATTCAATTAAGTTTGCGGTAAACTTAAACAAGAATAGCGTACAATGAAAATAAATTGTTAATTTATATATCACTTTGTTTAAAATACTACGATTCTGTACTAATTTTGTTTTCCCATATTATAAGAAAAACTATTAGCGCCAGCTTCCAATCGTAGTAAATCCATGCGATTGATATGGATGATATTATTAAAATTAGTTTGATAGCGTATATTTGGAATCTGGTCATTTGTTTTGTTTATGTGAGTATAAATTAACACTTTTTTGCAAATCCTTTGTCCTGCTTAACTTCGGTTGGCCTGAAATAGATGTGCCATTTCCCGAGCATTACATGATTACGGCCTGATTTATGCCATGATCTTATAGTATTGAAGTGCCTTCCTACCTTTTCGGCTATGAAAATGTAATAGACGTTCTCCCAGGCTTCACCTGTTTCCGTGTTGGTTAATATCATTGATAAAAGTACATTATTCCATATCTAATTGCCGCCAGTCCATCGGGTTCATGCCCGTCTGGTTCCGGGATTATCTTTCCATTTGGGTCAACCTTCCAAAACCAGCTTTCAATTCCTTTCTTCAAATTTAATGATTTTTCCGTTATGAAAAGGTTATAACTCCGAACTTTTTTAATCCCATCGATCTGAGAACCGAGTGACTTTTTAACTCCAAGAATATTATAACCATGCTTTGAAAGGTCAAGTATCGAAACCCTGCCTGCTGAATCACCGATCACCAACTGACCTTTTGGGTATTTCACTTCTTCCATTTTGTCAACTATGCTCATTCGTTCTGCTCCGGGTATCTTTTCAGGCAATAGGTTATTCTCGCAAAATATTTCATCAGCGTATAGGTTTGGGCCATCCATCCATAGATCAACTAATATTGTAGGGTCTGGACTCATTCCGAAGTCCATTCCTGAATTAATTCTCTTTGCTTTCTCTGGAATCTTTGCGTATTCAAATGAGTATATTCTACGCTCGGAATAGAATCCTGTTAATCCTAATCCGTAAACACGGTACCATTCTTTGTTATCTTTTCGGCTTTCAATGAAGTCAATTTCTGCCTGTGGTAACATTTCGTTATCAACATATGTAACGATTATCTGTTCGCTTAATGTTTTTCCGTCTTTATCTAGAAGTTTAGGGACTTGAGTATGCGCCCAAAATTCAAAATCGGGATTATAGTCAATGTAAACATCGCCGTGTGTCCGGCCTATATAAGTTGAAGCAACTTCCCATCCTATTTTGTTTGCTTCATTGATATATAGTTTATTACGCCTTTTTGATTTCCCGGCTTGCTTTTTCGTGTCGTTAACATATCTGAATTGAATAACTCCTCCGGAATGCTTAAGGTCGTGATCTGTTTTATTGTAATCTTTAGACCAGTCTAATCCCATCGCGCCGTAAAGCATCTCCATGTCTGCTATTACACCATCTTTTAGGTTATCGTAAGTATCCGAAACAATAGTAGTAATATCTTTGTCTTTTGCACAATCTTTTAGTAGTATCTGAGCTATTGCAATATTTTTACCAGCTCCCTGACCACCCTGAACAACCTTTATTTTTTTGGTCATTCGCCTTATTTTGTAATATGTGGATGTTCTAAAGATCATTCGTCTGGAAACTGTTTTGATACGTTTTTATATTCTACAACCCCTTTCGTGGTCATGTCAATTATTTGCTGCGACTTCCCAAAGCCCCGATCTAACAACTCCTGAGCTGCTCTCACGTCTCCTTTTGCTGCTTTTATTCTTAGTGCCGCTAAAATTTGATCTAAGGCAGTTTTCCCGCCCGTTTCTTCAGCTAATACTTTAGCAATTGCTTCTTTCAAATCTGGCAATATTGGAGGGCGCCCTTTCGGGTTTCCTGATTGTCCTTTTTTGAACTTGTGCTTCTCTATGTTTTCTGGATGTGGCATCGCTGTTAAGTCGCTGTTTTTATTAATTTTTCAACCATTTGATTTTCAACCCTAAAATGCCATCACCCCACCGTATGGAGACAAACATTTCAGACAAAGATAGTATTTATTTTTCAATTTGGTTGTTTAGTTAAAATTAAAGCTCATTAAATTCTTTTTGAAGCTCATTTAACCTGACTTTACATTCTGATAATAATATACTGCAAACTGTCTTTGATATCTCTTTAGGTACGGTTACAAAGCCATCACTTTGAGAAGTTCCTAATGTGTTTAAACTCATTTCACGTTCTACAAATACATCCCCACATACATGGTTTAGAATATGGATATCTTTCTTTAAAGATTCCATTTCTTCATAAAGATAATTTCCTTTTGTTAAATTTTCATTTGTCATTTTTCAATATTTTTCAATTTGGTTCATTTAATTTGAATTGGCTACAATTTGTAGCTGTTTGGTTTATGATCAGTTATCAGAACGGAAGCCCGTCATCTTCAGGTTCAGGCAGCCCATCGTTTAATGGTTCCTTCCCAACAGTCCCGGAATATTCCCGTTCGGGTTCGCTTGGTTCTTTTTGTTCAGATTTCCCGCCTAACATTTTCATCTCTCTGACCTGAATCTTTGTAGTGTAAACGTCCCGGCCGTCTTTGTCTTGATACTTTTCGGTTGTGAGTTTTCCGGATACGTAGATCAATGAACCCTTTTGAACGTATTTGTTTACTATCTCAGCGAGCTTGTCCCAGAATACAAGCCTATGCCATTCTGCTTTCTCCTGGGTTTCCCCGGCTTTGTTTTTCCATTTTTCACTCGTTGCAAGAGATAGATTTACTACTTTTGTTTCTCCGGTGTTTCTGAGTTCTGGGTCTTGACCTACTCTACCGATTAAATTTACTTGGTTTAACATTGTTTTATATTTAATTGTTTCAAAAATTCATCAATTACAAACGGTTCTTCACACGTTGCATC